ACTAAATCAGACTTAATGTATGAAATGGTTAATAATGAAGCGGAGAACGAAGACGTATAAAAAGAATAACATCACAAAGCAAAAAATGCTGAAAGCAATAGATGGGTCAGGTGGTATAATATCACTTATAGCAAATCGCTTAGGATGTGATTGGCATACAGCAAAGAAATATATAGAGTTGTGGGAGGAGACAAAGCAGGCATATAGTGATGAACTGGAAAAATTCAAAGATATTTGTGAAACGACGGTGTTGAAATCCGTACAGGATGGCGATGTTCAGACTGCCAAATGGGTATTATCCCACAAAGCAAGAGATAGGGGCTATGGCGAGAAAATAGAGGTTGATGGTCAACTCACAGGTGAAGTGAAAATCATAATACAAGGAGAGGAGTAAAAATATATGGAGTAATAATAAAGGAGGAACAAAAATGATAATTTATGAACCAAAAGGCAAGGCAAGAGAATATGCGCCCTGTGCCGCAAATCTTTATATAGGGTGCGACAATGGATGTAAATATTGCTATGCCCCTGGCATAATGAAAATTGAAAGAAAAGAATATCTGGCAGTAAAATCAAGAAAAGACATAATTAAACAATTTGAGAAAGAGGCAATACATCATAATAAAAAACCAATATTATTGACATTTATTTCTGACCCGTATAACATTATGGAAAAAGATTTACAAATAACAAAGCAAATATTACAAATAATGTATGAGAATTCTATCCCTGCAATAATACTAACTAAAAAATCGTTAGTTTTGAGAGATATTGAATTATTTAAAATATTTGGCAATTCAATAAGCGTTGGCATGACAATAACATTTGAGGATGAAACAACAAGCAAATATTATGAACCAAACGCAAGCTTGCCGAAAGAGCGAATTGAGGTATTGAAAGAACTTAAAAAAAATAATATACCAACATGGGCATCATTTGAGCCTGTGATAGACCAAAAACAAAGCCTTGAAATGATGGAAAAAGTAATTGATTATGTCGATGTGTATAAAATAGGGAAAATAAATAATTATAAAAATATTGATAAAACAATAAACTGGAAACAATTTTGTAATAATGCTATGACATTATTGAAGAATAAAAAATATTATATTAAATATGACCTTGCAATGGCGGCTGGTATAAATTATACAGGAAATTATGATGATTATTTGCCTGAACCGTTTAAAATAAATTCATTAATATAATAATTTATTGGTTGACAAAAATAAAAATTATGGCATATTGCATATATGCCAGACATCAAAATAAACATACCAAAAATATTTTTGCCATTATTCAGGAAGCCGCAACGATACAATATTCTGTATGGAGGCCGTGGCGGTGGGAAAAGCTGGGCGGTTGCAATATTTTGTCTTATTAAAGCAATGGAAAAAAAACAAAGAATATTATGCACAAGAGAAATACAAAGAACAATTAAAGACAGTGTGCATAAACTATTGACCGATATTATTCATAGCAATGAAATAATGAGTAAATTTTTTATAATCAAAAATGATAGTATTATTGCAATCAATGGGAGTGAATTCATATTCAAAGGGTTGCGTCATAATCCACAAGAAATTAAATCAACTGAGGGCATTAATATTTGCTGGGTGGAAGAAGCCCAAAGCATAAGCAAACAATCAAATGACATACTGACACCAACAATACGAAAGCCTGGTAGTATAATTATATATACTTATAATCCGTACTCAAATAAAGATGTAATACAAACAGAATTCATAAATAAGCAAAGAGAAAATACTTTATTGATTAAAGCATTATATAAAGACAATCCATATTTGCCTGATGTGTTGAAAGAAGAAGCAGAATACGATTTTAAAAACGATTATTTGCTATATAAACATAAATGGTTGGGTGAAATATTGCAACGATCTAACCTTTATGTATTTAGGGACAAAATATATGTCGATGAGTATGACTATACAAATAACAGTCCGATAATCCGCTATGGTGCAGACTGGGGATTTAGTGCTGATGCAACCGCTGGTGTTAAGGTTGTTGTTGATATTGATAATAATATACTTTATATCGAACAGGAAGCGTATGCGTTGCATTGTGATATTGACAAACTGCCAGTATTATTCAGTGAAATTGAAGGTATTCACAAAGGACTAATTATTGCTGATAGTTCAAGGCCTGACACAATAGCATATATGAGAAATAAAGGTTTTGCGATACGTGGAAGCATTAAAGGGGCTAAAAGCGTGTATGATGGGATTATGTTTTTACGAAGCTTTGAAAAAATAATAATACATCCGAATTGCAAGAATGCTATTGAAGAGTTTACGAACTACAAATATAAAGCGGATAAAATAACTGGTGAACCGTTGAATGATGTGCAGGATGGCAATGACCACACGATTGACGCGACACGATATGCAATAGAGGATTTAATGAGAATGACTAAAACAAATGTGAATATCAGAGCATTGCAAAAAGTGAGGCGGTCAGAAACACAACAATTGCCTATTTAATGTTGACAAAATTAAATAAATATTGTATAATACTACGAAAGAGGTGGATAATTGGCGATAATAAGAAATATAATAATTCTGATAATAATTGCATCGTTGGGGTTTCTGGCCGGATATTTGTTAAAACCAGAACCAAAAACAATTATAAAAGAAATTAAGGTGACTGAAACACAATATAAATATATTCCAATAACAGAAAAAGAGAAAGATAAATGCATACAATCACCAATTACAATTAAAGTATATGATAATATACAGGACAAATCTATTGCTGACAATCAGATTAAAATAATTGTAGGAGATGAGTGCAAGCAGGCGGAAGCACTTGTAACATTGGATAATCAATGCAAAAATAATAATATAGTGCCGTATATTGCAGGAGGGTTTATAACTGGCGCTTTAACAATTTTGACAATAATAGCGGTGTTGTGATGGATGATAAACTTTTAAAAGAAGTTACAAAATACGGAAATGGAAAATATTTGTTAAGCGATGTATTATATTATTCATCGGACAGAAGCGTCGCACAATATAAGACTATGCGACGATATCCTATGTGCTGGCTTGGATTACAATTCTTGAAATTGGGTCTTGCCGATGTGCCATTCACAATCACTGGCAATAATCAGGAAGCTGTTGCAACCGCAACAATTGTAATGAGAAAGATATGGAAAAAGTTAGTCAGGGAAGCAACTGAATGCCTTGACTATGGATTTAAAGCATTCGAAATCAGATACAGGCCTGGTGAAATAACTTATACGAGTGAAGAAAAAGAGAATAAATTCAAAGGGATATTGTTTAAGCAACCAAAAGGATTGGATGGCGAAACAATTAGAATTTTAATTGAAAAAGATGGAAGTTTGCGTGGCTTCAGGCAAGTGATAGGATTAGAGCAAATAGATGTATTGACCGAAGACCGTAAATGTTTGTTATTTACACATAATCTTGAAAGCGGGCAATACTATGGGATGAGTGCGCTTGAACCTGCTTACCCATTCTGGTATGATGCTAATCTCAATAGACGTTTTCACATGCGTTGGTTAGAGAGAAAAGGGACAGGATTTTTCAAAGGTCTTTATCCTGTTGGAACTTCAACAACAGAAAATGGAGAGAAAGACAATCAGGATGTTATTCTTGAAATATTGGATAATATGGTTGAAGGCAATGTGATAGCAATACCATCGCAACGTGATGAGCATGGACAATTGATGTGGGATGTTGCATTTCTGAATGATAATGATAAAACAGACCCGTTTATCAATCGTGCAAAATATATTGATGAAATGATACTCAAAGCATTAGTAATCCCTGAGAAGGCGTTAACACAAGGTGAAGTTGGTGCAAGGGCAAGCATTGAAGCTTTTCAGGACTTGTTTTTACAAAGAAAGCAAGCAATTCTGGATGAAATAGTTAATGTAATAAATCTTTATTTATTGCCACATTTTGTTGAACTTAATTATGGGAAAAATGTGGAGCTTGAAATAGTGCCTGGTCGATTGGCTGATAGCACAATTGAGACATCTGCTAAAATAATACAGAAACTTGTTGAAATGGATAAAGTGAAAGTTGATAAGCAATGGCTTGTTGAAAAAACAGGTATACCGTTTGAATACAAAGAAGAACTTGAT